GGCTGACTGCCTACCGTTACTACCCGTGGGCTTTCAGGAAAGTTGGAGGAGATTTTTACAATCGTGATGCTGTGCTCGACGCTCACAACTCCAACAAAATGATGATGAAGAAACTTTTTAAAGCCTTCAACGAGCAAAAGATTAAGGAAGAACAGGAAGATCAAGCCGAAGGATGCGGGCCTTTTGAGTCCGTTACCACACCATTCATGAACATTGTTAACAAGGCTAAGGAGTATGCTACCTCAATGTCCCCCGTTGAGTCAGCTAAAAAGGCCGTTTTTGGTGCCTTCGGCGGAGTCATCGACATTCTGTCCACTGTTCTTGGGAAGTCCACTGACATGATCAAGAGTAGTCTGCCTGATGTGCAGAACATTATGGATCGTTCTTTCGACCATTTGGAAGAAATGGTTGCCAGTGTTATCATTCCATTTACCGAAGGGGTTACTATTTTGAATGCCACTATGTGCATTATTTGTGGGACTGCTCTGTTGTTTATGTGTTATAACCTTGGTGGGATTTTGAAACTTGCCGGACATTACATTATGAAGATTGTTCGATTTATTTTTGGGGTTCCCGGGCACGTGTTTGGTTTCATGAAGGGGATTTTTGATCGAGAGACTGACCCTCAGTCATCTCATTTGATTGAGCCTTTGGCTAATTTGAAAGCGACTATGTGTGATTACACTGACAAGATCATGGATACCTCGTTGATGCGCAATGTGACCATTGCCATTGAAAAGTGCGGAATTTCCAAAGTTACTAGCTTCTTGTGTAATATGATTACGTGGGCTGCCCGACAAACGGGTTATGTGTTTACTAGTGTCAAAAACAAGGTTCTTGCTGCTTGTCATTTCTTGTGTCATTCCTCACCTGCTGAGATGATGACTGCCATCAGTGAAAAGTTGGCAGAAATTGAGGGCTGTCACGATTATGGTTACTCCCCCCTCCCATTTATTGCGGGGCTTGTTGGTGTGATTTCTACTGGGATTTGGCCAAGTACTAGTGATATGACTCGTACAATGTCGTTTTTGCGGGTTTTCAGTGCTTCTGCGTTTTTTGGAAAATCGGCCATTCCAATCCTTGATTTGTTGTGTGATTGGTTACCTCAAGGAATTTCCTACTATCTTGGATTTCTGACCAGTGGAAAGAAAACTGGTCAAAAAGATACCGAGGCCATGAAAATGTGTTCTGCTTTTGACACGTTCACGGCCCGTTTGAGAGAGGGAAGGTTTGCAACGAAGGGTTCTACCCTAAGTATGGTGGATTATTATATCGATCATTTCCGAGAATTGTTACCTCGTGTGTCTTACGCCATTGGTCTGCAAGTGTCAAAACGTTTGTCCAAGATTGAAGTGTATCGTGACTCTTTCGGAAAGAAACGCGACCGCCCAACCCCCGTTGGGTTCTACTGCTATTCGAAACCTGGAGTTGGAAAATCACATCTGATTCCCTCGCTGAGTAAGGATCTGGGCTACCCCAGTTATTACTCGGTTCCGACTGATACCCCCCACTGGAACGGAGCTTCGACCTCGAACACTGAACATGTCGTCCTGGATGAGTTTGCATGCAACAACGAGAGCTTGAACAACACGGTTAGTTCTGTTATTTCTCTTATTTCCTGCAACGAGTACCAACCCCCACAAGCCGAAGTCCCAGCTGACTCCCGCATTGGAGAAGGAAAAGGCATGACGATAGCTCCAAAGATTGTGTCTGTTTTTACCAATCTGCACAAGCTTGAGAAAGTGGAAAAGATCACGGATTTGAATGCGTTTGCCAACCGGTTCAATTTATGTGTTGAGGCTATCGTCAAACCAGATTTCCGTCTCGGGGATACCACGCGCTTGGATCCATCTAAGGCCATTCCGGGTGATGAATACAAACAACATTTGGAGTTCAAGGTGTATTCCCCATTCATTTCAACTGAAGGAAGAACAAGGACTTGGATGCGTTATGCGTTTCCGGGAACGATTAGTTATCCACAGTTGGTTATGGTTTTGCGGGACTTGATCGCAAAGAGACAACAACAGTTCGAAGACGATGATGACGAGATTTTTGATGATGAAGAAGCTCTTGGGATGATGCCAGCAAGGAAGAAACGAGACCGGAGCAATGGGAGCACTTCCAGTCATGACAGTTGTGGACCATTTGCAGATGCTGCTACTGGCCCCATTCCACTCAGAAACGATGCTCCTCCACTTTCCAGTCAGGAAATGAAGGACTGCGGGGGATGTCGGGATCATTTGACTCCGTCTGACCCTCTGAAACCTGAGTTCATGATACCGCCACCCCTTACACCGGCGGCTCCCAACCCTAACTACCTGCATCCAGAAAGGAGGTCCCAAATAGTGGAAAATACCGAGGCATTCTTGGTGAAACGAGACAAATGGATTGATGCTTTTGACAAGGCCAAAGCTGAAGACAAGGCTAAGTTCGTTGCGAAGAAACCTGACGATGAACTACCCATTTCAGTCGAGGAGTACTATCATGTGGCTACGAAAGGGAAGTTTATGAACCACCTTACATGGGCCGTTCTCGGAACTGCTCTATACTTCCTCTTCCCGTATTTGAAGAATTTCTTGTCCATCCCTTACCATTGGATCTTCAAGGAAAAGAAAGTGATTCCAGAAGAAGAGGAAGAGGATCCACCACAAACTCAGAGCTCACCAAGGTTCACGAGTGGTTCAACCCCCACCACCAACTTCTACACAGCTACGGGTAAAAACTACCCTTTCCATCACGTCAAACGACCAGTTATGGACCCCGTGGTTGCGGTCGGGAATGACATCACCAAGAGGGTTGAAGTTCTCAAGGCAAACATGGTTTACATCACTTGCGGGTGTGACATAACTGTTTACGGTTATCATCTTGATGCCGAGACTGTTGTCTCGTATGTCCATGGGATGTGTGAGATATGCAAGAAATCAGGAAATGGAACTTTGACTTTTTCACGAGGAAATGTCGAGAAATCATTGAGCGAGAGTGAGTACCGTGTCCATGCCGATATGGGAGAGTCTGATGTAGCTATCTACAAGATTCCGCCAGGGCTTTTTGGTCACCCTAAAGCCCTTAAATCTATTCCCAACCTTTCCCGGAACGGCCGAGCGAATTTCGATACTTACACTGCGGCCGTCTTTGTTCCGGATGACAATAATGGGTTCAGAACTGTGTGGACTACAATTTCACCGTCAAGACAGAACATCACCCATACCGACGCCTTTGGAAACAAATACAAGGTTGTTCAAGTGGTAGGAGCCACTAACGTGCCAGTAATGAAAGGTTATTGTGGCTGCCCAGCTTTCGCGATTACACCATCGTCTGAGATTTTGTACTTCGGGCCTCTCGTCGCTGGCAGAATGGTGCTTAATATCAGCTATTATGCCCCTTATGTTCCCCTTGAGGACATAGCTGGAGAAGCTGAAGCCCTGGGCCCCGTGACAACCATCGAAGCAGCAAACAACTTGTTTGATGAGTTGAAGGAGAATGAAGGTGAGAGAATAGTGAATGTCGGAAAGGCAGATTTTGTCCATTTTTCGCCTACCAAAACCAACCTTATGGGAACCAATATCGACCAGAAAATGCTGAAAGATATGAGACTGGTTGATGAGAATGACACCTTTGGAATAGCGAGTTTGTCTGTCAACGATCCTAGAACGAAACCTGAGGCTAGGGGAACATTGCCTGGACACGTCCGTTTAGTTGCTATGGCGAGGAAGGTTACCACCAAACCAGAAAAGCTACAACGAGCAAAAAGCGGAGTTTTGAACTTTTTGAGTGCCGCTATTAAAGGAACCGGACGAGTCTTGACTGATGAAGAGGCCGTAGTTGGTGTTCCTGGCAAAGTTGTGGCTCTCGACTTGACCACTGCTGTGGGGGCCCCACTAAACAGGAAAACCGGAAAATTTGGAGGATCAGGAAAAAGAGGCTTCATTAAGGTTTCAGTTAAAACCGAGAAAGGCCACTCGCCCGTGTCTGTTGTTGAACTTGACGAACGCTTGCGTGAGGAATGGCAGTATTACAAGCGATGCCACGCAAATGCGGAAGCTCCGGTGATGAAGATTCTTGGAAACAACAAGGATGAGGTTTTGCCTTATCGCAAGGTGTATGATAAGAAGACACGGCTAGTCTGGACATGCCCTATCGCTTTCCTGCTTGAGTTGAAGAAATTGACTGGTTGGTTTACCCACCTCCTCGGTGCGAACTGGGAGAGAACGGGCATCATGATTGGCTGCGACCTTCAAGGACCAGGCTTCCATCGGCTTCTCAACATTTTGAATGACAATCCAGATGAAGTGGAGACAACATTCCCAGGGTGTGTCAACCATCACGAACGACCGGACTATGGATGCTTTGAGTGTGCCCAACTGAACGGAATTGATTGGAACAAACCCATATGGTGCGGAGATTATGAACACTTCGATATCTCCATGCATCCCGATGTCCTGATGGCGGCGTTTGAAATCATCGGGAAACTTTGTGCAGAAAAGATCGAGGGTTTTGACCGTGAATGGTATGATCTGCTCATTGAAGGAATGCTCCGAGCGAAATATCAGGTCCATGACATTGAATTCCAGACACGGGGTTTTAATCCATCTGGCAATTATCTTACCACTATTGTCAACTCAGTGGTATCACTACTGTACCTTTACAGTTTTGTGTATGAGAAAGGATTTATCCCACGGGATGCCATCGTAGCGGTGGTAGGAGGAGACGACAACGCTTGGACGCTGAGGAACAATTTCGTTGAACGACTTGGTATGTGTAACTGGCAGATCAATCAGTTCGGACTTGACGGACAAGGCTTTGCCTTATGGTGTCAGAAATACGGAATGAACTATACAACATCCAACAAGGTACGAACTTGGGCTGAACAACCATGCTCATTCCCGATGACGATGGATTTCTACGGACAGTCGGCTGCTTTGGTCGACCATAACGAGTTATCATGCCGACCAATGGCGGACGTTTACGCGGACGGAGTCAATGCCTTCTCCCGAGGTGATGAAGGTTTCTCAGAGATTGCGCCACGATGGTTGAGTCTTCCGAAAACCCCTGGCCCATTTTCAATCTGTGGGCAGACACGAGCGAGCACTGCAGTCAAGATGCTGTGTTTTCAAGCGAAAGGAGTGACGGAGAAGGAGAAAGCGATGGCCATCCGAAATACGACGGTCTTTTGGCCTGATTGGTGGCATGAAAGATTCAACGCCTGCGTCAGGCGTGATGAGATCTTCGTGACTGAGGAAACAAAGAGTTACTGGCTCGAGATCCCAGTTGAAGATGTCCGTCAGCGTGTTCTCACCTCAGACGATCAGTACCCAGCCATTGGTATGGGACCAACGTTGAACACCATGGATGTTCAAGTAGGAGGTATTGGAGGAACAACACGCGGTTTGCCCCCGATGGTCAACAATTTCCTGCCGCACGATGTCCTGGAGATCATAGAGGACATCCCGACACCAGCACCGACACCGATGTTGCCTGCTCCAACGGTAGAGGCGACTCCTTCAGTGGCTGTCCCAGCTGCGGCAAGTTATGGGTACAGTCAGGTGAATGTTGGAGGGGCTGTTCAGAAAACTGCTCTTTCCAAGACTCCAATACCTCTTGTTCACAAGTCTGTCACCGCCCAACCGGCAGACCAGAGATACGGGTTAACTACCCGAGTCTTGCGACATGAGGCTCTTGTCGATTCAACCTTTACGGGATGGAATGTTTTGGCTCCGTTTGAGCTGTTGTCGTTGACCCCAGGCGTGGAACCAAGCAGTTGTGCCCAAGTGACTCCGCAGGAAATGGCTTTTCGAACATTTTCAATGTGTCATGGATCAACCATCATTGACGTGGAAGTGTCAGGAGTGGCGCAGAGGAGTGGATTGTTGGCTGCAGCTTTCTTTCCGTATGAGGGACAATCATTGAGCCAAATAACGCAGTTCTTTTCCAAGGCGCAGGTCATGGCTATGAAAGGACATCAAGTAATGCCTCTCAATACCGTAGGGCGTTACCGGTTCGAGGCGCCATTCATCAATTCACGATCTGTGTTCAACTTGCATGAAGGATACGACTTGGGCGAAATTGATGCTAACAACTGGCTTTTCTTCATCAATTTCCTTAGTGCTCCGCCAATCGGGGAGACCACTAAAATCAATATTTATTCCTCTTTCAACATGGAATTTTTCTTGCCCAAGAAGCCCGTGGATATTGTTGATGCAGC